GCCATCTCAATCTGGAGAGCAACCCCCATGTTTGAGCCTTTTTTATCTCTCTTAGCTTCAAGCATGGCCTTAGTAGCCACACTCTTAGCATCAAACATCTTGCCAATCATTGGGGCAAGCGAACCTAAGTCATTGGCAACCTTACTTGCCTTTTTGACCATACTGATAGCTGACTGTATGCCAGCTAGGGCTGTCATCGGATCAATCATTTTTTCTCAACCTTTTGCCATTCAATACAGTAGACCCTTCGGTTGTAGACATCTCCAACCCAAGCCCACTTAACACACCTGTATTCAATAGATACAGCCAACAAAAAAGTAATTAACTCCATACCCAGATCATTACTGAAACACACCAGATGACAAGGCAGACCATGCAGACTGCCGCAGTTGTTGCAAGCAGCCAATCTTTCATATTATCTAAACATATCAAATAAACCAGAGGCATTAGGGAAGAAGTTTTCTGGATCAGTTGTTGCAGCATTTATGCCTTGACCCATTGCCCCACCCATTCCACCCGCACCTTGCAATTGCTCACCAAGCAAGAATCTAGTGCCACCTTGACCACCCAATACATTACCCAATCTGTTTGCCATAGGAGGAACTAAACCTGCACCAAGTAAACCACCAATGCCAGCCCCCATAACACCATCAAATCCAAGCATTTGAGCTGCTTGGCTTCCTCCTGCCGCACCCATGCCACCTGTTACAAATGGCAACAATTGCGCTCCAGTAGCAGGTGCAACTTTAGGAGTAACTGCGCTACGAGTTGTATCAACAATGTCTCTTAACAAGCTGACTTCATCAAGCAATTCTGGGTTGTTTGCAAATGCCGTCCGTTGCGGTGTTGGTGCATCTGTTCTACCAAGATTTAATGTTCTTGTAAATGCAGGTGCTGAGAATCCAGTAGCCGCATCTGGGTTGATAGCTTTGTTTCTAGCTTCATTAAGAATAGAGTATTGAGCCGCTTGTTTTCCAACTGGCGACATCAAATTAATTGCACGTTCTGCTGTTGCAGGATTGGTGTCAAAATTAAACTTTTGTGCTGCCAAATCAATATCATCTATACCTGATCTACTAGAGACAAGTTTGTATATATTTGTATCTTCACGAAATGGCAAAACAGTTTGTTTAAACTGATCCATAGCTTTTGTGTGTTGCGCTCCAGCAGGCGTGAATAATCTAGCGCCATTTTCATCAATAGCAGGAGCAGCCCATACATCCACATCATCAGCCATACCTTTGTATAACTGGCTAATTGCATTGACTTGTTTTTCGTTATAAGAGCCAGGTACTACACCTTTGCGAACACGCTCTAACTCTGCAAAAACTGTAGATTGCAAATCACGTAATTCTTTATAAGAACCACCACCACTTTGGCTTAATTCGTCTAACTTATTAAGTGTCTTTTCAATAATTGGAGTTTGTGAAGTAGATGGAAACTGCTTTACAACATTTTGTGTGGCTTGATTGGTGTTACGCAAAGGAATAATGTCATCACCAGCCAATAGTTCGGCTTGTTTAAACTCAGGATTAACATTCTTTTTTGCAGTCTCATACTGTTTACGCAAATCATCAGCAATGATTTTCTTTTCACCGCCATCTTTCATTCCAGTAGGACGCAATTTATCAGTTGTTCTTTCAATTAAACTCTTTACTTGATTAGCTTTAGCTTGATTTGATTGGTCTGTTGTATAACCAAACTGACGAGATTTTGTAAGCGTACCTGCACCTGGGCCGCCTACATCACCAACATCAACATTTACTCCACGTTGTGCAGCAGATTCAATGATTTGACCAGTAACTGGATCACGATAACGTGTGCCTGAAGGAATATTACCTGCACGAGCAGCAACAGCACCCGCAGGTAAACCTGCCGCCAAATTAATACCTAGCAAGGCTAATGGGTTTGTAATATCAAATTGACTACGAGCAATTTCAGCCGCACCAGTGCCAACAGTAGCACCTGCTGCTTGAGCAATCGGTTGAGCCGCCAATCCACGCCCTACTACTTGTGCAGTTAAGCTAGGTGCTTTTTGCAATAATCCACCAACACCACCCATTGCAGGAATACCTGCTACTGCACGAGTAACATTTCCCACGCCTCTTTCAAGATTATTTTGAGGTTGTGGCAAACCAAGCATAGTTGCAAAGTTTGACATAGCTTGACTAGGAGGTTGAAGCTGAAGTCGATTATCAGTAGCCCTGTTAATTAGCATATTTAAAGGCGTACCAACAATGTCAGCAACTTGACCCAAGCCTTCCATTCCATATCTACCAGTTAAACCAACTTGACGAGCAATTTCACCAGCAAAAGAATTTTGATTTTGTCGTACAGGCGTTTGTTGAACAACTGGCTGTCCAATCATTGAAGGGTCAACTTCACGAAAACCAGCATTCTGATCTGGATTAGCCATACCCCTTAAATCAATCTTGGGCAATTGCTGTGGTGGTTGACCAATTAATGATGGATCAATATCTCTAAATGTAGCCATATTTGTACCCACAACTTTCTGAACGTAATTTTGTGTTTCTTTAAATGGAGGAACGCCACCATACTTTTCTACATTTGCTGGTCCTGCGTTATAAGCAGCCGCTACCAAAGTAGGATCTTGGAATCGTTCTGTTAATTGGCCTAGATACTTAACACCACCTCGAATGTTATCTTTCCAATCCATGCGATTTACACCAAGATCTTTAGCAGTAGCACTCATCAACTGCATAGGTCCATAAGCACGATCATTGAACCTTGTTTTTGGTCCTATCGCATTAAAAGAACCACCAGACTCTGTTTCAACAATCTTCTGAACTAAAGAAAAAGGAACGCCTTGCCTTTCAGCTTCTTGCCGAGCAAATTCGTAAACTTGATCTTTGGTTGCCATTAGTCATAAACCCGATAAACGCCACTAGGCAATTGATACGCAGTTTTGCCTTTATCTGGGCCAGCAGTAACTTGAAACTGAGGCAAATATTTACGTAGACCTGGTGCTTCAAACATTTGTTTTTGACCTTGAGAAGATGCTGACCATTTAGCAAGAACATCAGGACCAGCATTTTTAGGATCAGAAACAAAATTATAGAAATCTTCTTTACGTTTGTTAGCTTCACGCAAAACTGCTAAGTTAAAGTTGGTTGATTCTTTAGGGTCTGTAATTTGAGCATTACGCTGACCATAGTAGCCAATTTCAAAGTTAGAAATTGCACCTACGGCTTCAGACAAGCTTTCACCAGTTAAAGCGTTAATACCTTGACGTGCTGAAATAGCATTTGTTAAGAATTGTTTATTTCGTTCTCCAGAAACACCAAGACTGTTAAACACATTTCCTAATTGAGTTCTTACATTGGTAAATGAACCAGTATCAAAGCCTGGCTGGTTATAAGCATTTTGCAATTGGTCAATTACTGGTGAGGTCTTTTTAGCTGTTTGAAAGCCTTTGTAGGCATCAGCCAAAATTGGTTTGTATGCTTCATTTAAAATTGTTTGAGCCGTACTAGGACCAGTTACTGGTTGTGCCGTAGTGGGCTGAACAACACTTGTTGGTTGATTAGCTACTGGTGGTTGTGTAGCTCCTCCTGCAAGACCTGGAGGATTTGCATAAGTAAATGTTGGCGCACCAGTTGGTGTAAAGCTTGGGCGAGGAATGTTACTCTCACGAGCCGCAGTTTCTGTTGCTGTACGTTCTGCAAGCGCAGACATTGCTCCAGCCGCATTCATAATACCTACAACATCTCCATTTGCATTAAAAACATAATCTTCGCCTTTTGAACGCTCTGGTAATGCATTTCGTGCCGTAGCAGATCTAAAGCCACCAATTGGTGCAGTTTCAAAATTGACATTGCCATCTTGCACACCTCCTCTAAGTTGCAAACCAGATTTAAGGTCTGCTTTAGGAATAACAGAAGTTGGCCTATTTCTAATATCAGTAACAACACCATCAGTAACATTTGGCTTAAATGCACCAAATGCAGATGACAAATTGGAAATCATTGGAGCCGCTGCAGGATTTAAAGACAACTGAGCCAATCTAGTTTGCAAATCACCATAATTTGGACCAGTATTCAAAATAGATTGTTGAGCTTCAGCAGCAGAAGGAGATGGGCGACCACCAGTTTGCGCCAAAGCTTTCTGACCTGCTTGAAATTCAGATGGAAAGAAATCTTGTTTTATTCCTTGTAACTCAGACAACAAACCTTGTTGTTGTCTTTGCTTTTGCAAATTAGGAATAATGTTTTGAACAGCTTGGTATCCAGTAGAAATACCACCGCCACCAAAGATGCTTCCTAAAAGAAACTGATTAAAAGCTTCATCTTTAGCGGCTTTCTGATCTTCTTCAGACAAGCCTTTTAATTGGCCTTTTGGCAATAGAAATTCCATGATCTATCCTTATTTGATTAAGCTGCCACCAAAGCTTGTACCGCTTGATTGACTTGTTGCGCCAGAGCCACCACCCACATTGAGTCCCAATGCTTGGTTGATAAGCTGTTGTTGCTCCAATGGCAAATTGCGGATTGCATCCAATTGTTGCTGAGAGAATTGCTGTTGGACATTTCCAATGTTTTGCAAAGCTTGTGCGCCAGCAAAGCCCATTTGTTGACCTTGACCAGCAATATTTGACATCAAACCAGAAGCACCTAAACGCTGTTGGTTAGCAGTCAATCCCGCTTGTTGATTAGCCAAGTTAGCTTGCAAGAAGTTCTGAGCATTAGTCAAACCTGCTTGTTGAGTCAATCCTGCTTGTTGTGCGGCACGAGCATTAAGAGCCGCTTGGTTAGCCAAACCTGCTTGGTTAAATGCAGAAGCACCAAACTGACCTGCTTGGTTCTGAGCCGCAAGGTTAGCTAAATTCATTGCTTGCTGATTACCAGCATTGAACTGTGCCATTTGATTACCAGCAGCCGCATTTTGTAAAGCCGCAACATTAGCCGCAGAAGCACCAAACTGATTGGCCTGTTGTTGGTTCCCGACATTAAACTGAGACATTGCATTTTGCGCTGCAGCATTTTGTAGTGCGGCTTGATTCTGAGCACCTGCACCAAACTGTGCGGCTTGATTAGCACCTGCCTGATTAGCCAAACCTGCTTGTTGCATATTGGCGGCATTAAACTGAGCCATCTGATTAGCTTGTGCTTGAGAAGCTAAACCTGCTTGTTGGAAGTTGCCAGCGTTATATTGAGCCATCTGGTTGGCAGCAGCTTGATTAGCCAAAGCAGTTTGTTGGGCAGTTTGAGTATTAAGTTGTCCAGTAGACAAGTCAACACCTTGGTTAGCCAAAGCAGCACGTAAATTAGCATCTTGGTTAGCTAAACCAAACTGTCCTGCAAGTTGCAATGACTGTTGAGTAGTGGCAAGGTCTTGTGCTTGGTTAAGTTGTTGGGCTTGCATTTGACGAGCCAAATCAGCTTCAGAGGCTTGTTGGGCAGCGGCATAAGCAGCAGCATTTTGTTGTGCAACCAAACGTGCGGCATTCTCACCAAAAGCACGATTAGTCTCTGCTTCAGCAACACCCTGACGAGAACCACCATATGCTCTAGAAGCAGTAGCTTGTGCGGCAGTACGTTGTTGCTCAAGTTGTCTAGAACGCTCTAGATCTTGCAAGCTTTGCTCAGTAACAGCCTGAGTGTAAGGATTCATGTACTGCTGAATGTTCTGATTCAAGAATGAACCAGCACCAACATCACGGATATTTGCCCTTGCTTGTGGAGCAATCTGACCCAAAGCTTCAGAAGTTACATTAGCACCAGAAACACCTTGTGCGCCAACATCACGAATACCAGAACGAGCAAGTTGGGCGGCAGTAGCTTGTGCGGCAGGACCTGCAGATACACCGCCAAATCGTTCAGCAGGACCAGCACTTGCACCACCAAATTGTTGAGCTGTGTAACCAAGACCTTGAGCTAATGAAGCAGGACCAGCTTGTGCGGCATTAAAACCTTGTGAACCCGCTAATTGAGCATTACCTGCACTAGCACCAGTACCAGTTACAGCAGAATAACCTTGTTGAGCAGCTAAAGCCGCAGGGTCTACAGTTGCACCGCCATAAGCGTTATAAGTGACATTCTGTGGGTTGTAATTAGCAACACGACCAGCAACATCAAATGCTGAACGCATACCAGTAAATGCTTCACTATTAGGATCAGCAAACTGACGAGCAAGACTAAATGCTGCTTCTTGGTCAGGAGTAAACCCTGCAAATTGACGAGCTTGTAAATTACCAGCTACATCTTGTACGCTTGCTAAGTTACTTAGATAAGCCTCTTTGAATTGAGGATCTAGTTTTGACTCTGAACTTTGTTTAGAACCTGATAAACTCATTTTATATCTCCGTACTCAAGAAAACTCTTGTTTGAACTTGATAAATCTTACTCATAACCTTGTCCCATCCTTTACGACCTGTCATAGTCATGTGAGTGCAACCTTCCATTTTCCCGTGTTTTTCCACGTATGGAAGTATTCTGACAACCTCATCCATGTCACCTGCTGCCAAGAATACATTGATGATTTTTCGTTTTGGATAGGTGATAATTTCGGTAACGAGAGCCGTGTTGATACCAGGCCATAGTTGCATTTCATCTTTATTGAGGGCCATTGCGACATCCTCAAGACTATGCGTTTCGTTTCCGTATTCTAGCGCATTTAATAATAATTGCTCACTTTGAAGAAAATATGGAACCCACCATTTAGGCTCCCCATTTTCCACAAAACTACTGCAATCTATCATACTGCTGAAGCTGTTAATACACCTATATTACTTACCAAAATCTCATACCTAGTACCATTTGGACTAGAGATAATCAGTCTGTTAGGAGGAGTTATCTTGCGAGAACCAATCTCAACGTCCTGATTACGTTTATATAGGTTTGCATCCTCAGACTCAATAAGTCTGCGAACATTGGCCTGATCTCTAGGATCATAGGATGGAGTAGGGGTTGGAAGTTTCAACGCAGACCTCCTGGCTTACCATCCAATCGAATAGTTCCGACACGCCAATCAGTATTGACATTGCCTTCAATCTTTACGGCAATCTGTCTACCAGTAATACGTACAGAAGTAGGTGTATTCATGGTGTATGGACCAAAATTGTATTCAGTAGCATTTGGGTAAAACTTAGTGCTAAAACGAGCCTTAACGTCACCCAAAGTATTCTCATCAGGGACTAGACCAGTAATATTCATTACTCTGTCTCCAGTAGCTAATTCAACTGGTCCTGACTCAGCAAATGGGGTAATTGAGTCATATGTAAAACCAATCTCATGCTCATAGACATAAGAATCAGATGAAACCATCATTGGTTTACCAAATACACCAGAATCAGTACCACAAGTCCTACCAAAAGTACCAATAGCCCAATGGTTCTCACGATAGTTGTAGCTTACATAGGAATCATTCTCAATGCTGGCTGAACTTGGGTAAAACCACCAAACTTCACCATATGCTGAGTTATGGACACAGTAAACCTTAGATGCTTGCTGATAGTTAATGTTGTTAAAGATGTAGTCTCCAACATCACAAGGCAAAGGCTTAACAAAGCCATCAAACATCCAGAAACCAGACTTAGACATCCAAATACATGAATTGTCTGTAGCCGCTACTGATTGACGGGAAATAACACCACATCCAGTACCAATACGCTCAAATCCATAGACGTATGGTGGGCCAATATAAGTTGCTGAGTGGACATCTACATCAGTAAACAAAATGGTAGCACCACGCACACGCTTTGCACACTGTAAAGAACCCAATGTAGTCAGGTCAAAGTCACCTGCTTGGTTAGTCGCACTAGGTGTCCAAGTTGTATTAACCTCTTGGTCAGACCACTGGACTTTTCGAGGATTTCCACCTGCTCCAAGGGCAAATAAGAATCTTTCTTCTGTCACCACTAAACCAGAACAACTAGTTGGCGCATTCGTAATGGCTGCAGCATCATTTGAAGTGTTTAACTGCCACTCAAGAAGCTTTCCATCAGCGTTTGAGCAACCTACTAGATACTGACCCCATGTGTCCAAACTCCATGTTGTAGCAGGGGTATAGGAGCCTGTATCTGGTCTAGCAATACCATAGGCAGCAGTGCCATAAGCACCATAGCCATAACCTAGTTTGGTATCTGCATCAGCAATACCAACAGTAAAAGATGCGGGTGTAATGTCATAAGCAACACCACCTTCATTCATTGCATATAGCTTTGAATGAGTACCAATTCCTGTCCAACGAACATTACTGTTATCACGCCAAGCAATCAATCCTCTGGCAGAACCAGTAAGTTGAGTTGACGAGCGTTTACGCCATCCACCAATAGGGCGAATGGTATTCTGATACCAACGTACCAGAGTAGAACTGTTCCAGCGTCCTTTAGATTGGTACTCAGTACCATTCTTGTAAACACCTGGCGGGATGTTTAATGGGATATACATTTATGCAATGCCCCAGATACGGATCTGACCTGCACCACCTGTACCGCCTACACCACCAGAGTTTCCTGTGAAACCTGCACCACCACCACCGCCACCACCGCCTGGTGTGCCACCTGCACCGCCAGCAGCTCCAGAGCCAGACAGATTTGATCCTCCACCGCCACCACCAGAACCCATGCCATTTGCTGTAGTAGATCCTGCAGTACCTGCTACTGTAGCTGCACCTGCAGCACCGCCTGTTCCACCTGAGTAGACCATAGTGCCACCACCTGCACCACCAGCAGCACCAGAGCCAGTTGCTCCACGATTACCACCACCTGCACCACCGCCTCCACAAGCATACAAAGAACCGCCAGCAGCACCGCCTCCACTATAAGCAACACCACCACCGCCACCACCATATGTAGCAGATCCACCATTAGATGCACCACCACCAAAAGATGTATTGTTGTTTGTAATGTCCGCATTAGAAGGAGTAGCAAAAGTTCCAACTAATACTGGTGCTCCACCGCCACCATATATGTTAGATGTAGTAGTTGGTCCAGCACTTCCTGCTCCAGCTTGACCACCACCTCCACCACCACCAGCAGATGCAAATTGTGTATTAGTTCCAGCTGCACCTCCACCTCCACCATATGTAGTAATTACACTACCTATAGATGAATTACCACCTGCGGCTCCTGCTGTACCACCTGCTCCAACAGTTAAAGTTAAACTTGCACCATTAGATCCAAAAGCAGACATTGGAAATACATTGATAGATCGTGAACCGCCACCACCGCCACCACCACCTGTTGCTCCAGAAGTGCCATCAGCAGTACCTACTGCGCCAGTACCGCCACCTCCACCGCCAGAAACCATATCAAAAGATAATTTCTGATAACCAGGTGGGATTGTGATAGAAGTTGTAGAAGTAAGAGTTAAATCAAATGTGTTGAGAACAACAGATTTAAACGATGTTCCGTTACACAGAACTAAACGAACCTCTTTTGGATACATGACAAAGCTTGTCAAACTATCAATAGTTTCTGAACCATTAGGATCTAAAGTTACGTTACCAGAACCTGAGTTTCCAATGTAAACCCACCATCCTGCACCCAATGTTGTGGCAGCAGTAAATGTTTGTGTAAAAGTACCGCTAGTTACATCAATATAGTATCCATTGTCTAATAAACCTAAAATAGTATTAGATGTACGAGCAGATGTAGGAATACTAAAATTGCCACCAATAGCTGAAGCTACAAAATTAGTGCCATCAGACTTTAGAAAGAAACCTGCAGAACCTGCAGATGTAAGCCCTGTGCCTCCGTTAGCGATAGGTAGAGTTCCCGTCACACCTGTTGTCAATGGCAAACCAGTAAGGTTAGTTGCCACACCAGATGTTGGAGTACCTAGTAAAGGTGTTACCAATGTAGGAGAAGTGCTAAGAACAACAGATCCAGTGCCTGTTTTAGTTCCTACACCAGTACCGCCTTTAGTAACTTTAAGTAAAGGACCAGTATCAAACAAACCATCAATGGTGTCTAAGTCTGTATTGATCTTAGTACCCCATGTATCGGTAGATGCGCCTACCTCTGGTTTGGTAAGACCTAAATTTGTGGTTGTTGTATCAGCCATGTTGACCTCTTAATTTACTGTAGTCCAAGTTTCGGATATATCAGATATATCAGTCCAAGTTTCTGAAACATCAGCTTCAGTTTCCCATTTAAGTCTTGCAGATGCAGTCATACTTGATAAAGTAGATGAGTTTGCAGATCCAGTAGTTACACGCATTGCATCAACTGTTACTGTACTTTCTGGGAATACAATAATTATCGTTGAATAGACACTAATTGCAAAGGCGGTTATGTCAGAAACAGCATCAATGTTTGCACTGCCACCTGCACTGTAATTTGCACTGGCAACAACAGAAGAGGTTGAAGCACTTAAAGCACTTGCTGCTCCTAAATAGATGGCACTAGCACTTACTGAAGACTCAGCAACAATATTTGCAGACGCATCTTTAGCACCACCTGTTAGTGATGAAAAGGCTGCTTCAGATAGTGAGTTAAAGCCAAACATTATTTAAGATGTCCATTTCCACCTAGCCACGCAAACAAAGCTACAGTTCCTAGTCCAACTACCCAGAAGAACTTTTTAACAATGCTTTCGCCAATGCTAATGTATACATTTTCAATTACTTTTTCAGTAACCTTTTCAACTAGAAGCTCTAGTTGTTCATCAGTAAGTACAAGTTTATTTGTCATGATTAGAACGTAATTGAGCCAGAAGCTGTAAATTTGTATATTCTAAACCCACCTGACGTAGAAATGGTAGGTGAACCTGTTGTGCTTGTAGCGGCTATGAATGTGTCTGGATAGCGGAGGATTACGATGCCTGAACCGCCAGCACCGCCAGAATTAGATGAGCCTCCACCCATTCCACCGCCACCACCGCCTGTGTTTGTAGTTCCTGCAACAGGATTAACTAAACCACCGCTGTTATATCCACCCGCACCGCCTCCACCTACACCACCAGAAAAAGGCGTTGTGCCACCATTTCCACCACCACCACCGCCAGAATAAGTTGTTACTGTGCCAGATATAGCAGAGGCAATGCCAGCACCGCCTGATGAAGAACTTGATGAAGTTGTTGGGGCAATAGTGCCTGCGCCACCGCCAGAGCCACCTACCCCTGATGTGTTGGCATTTGAACCAGCATTTCCTTGTCCCGATATTCCTGAACCGCCAACGCTAGATGTACCACCACCACCTCCACCTGAACCACCAGAACTACCAGCACCACTATTTCCACCACCGCCTCCACCATTAGCAACAATGTTTCCTGTGGTTGCACCTGAAGATGTAGCAAGCAATACTGAATTTCCACCAGTACCTCCAGCACTGCTTGATGCCGCAGAACCAGCTGCACCAACAGTAACCCACAATTGAGTGCCAACAGTTACGCCTGAAAATCCTGCAAGCAAACCACCACCGCCACCTCCTGCGCCTTGATTTGTTCCAGCAACACCTGCGGCTCCACCACCACCACCAGCAACGACCAAATACTCCACATTCTGCGGAGGCAGACCTGTCCAGTTGTTGTCCTTAATGGCTTGGCTTGCCTGAGACAGCGTAAATATTCCGCTATATTGAGCCACGATTAGGCTACCTCAGTCCATGACAATGTTTCTTCATTCCAAGAATAAAGTTTGCCGTCTGTAGGCATAGGTGTTGGGGCTGCCCACAGATATGTCTCAGCGTTCTTTGTCCAAGATGCAAATGGTTGTGGAGGGGCAAAGCCTGTGCCGTCCCATGTGTATCCAATGCCCGCATAGTTTTTATGCAATGGGCGGCCTTCGGGGTGTTGGTTGCCTTGCGTGTTATAAGATGTTTGAACCCACTCGGATGGATCACCCCAATGACCTAAAGCTAAAGTCTCGGCATCAATGACAATAACTTGGTCAACAATGCCGTTTGTAATGTGTGCGTAATGTGCCATGATTTTCCTTTAAAAAGTTATAGTTCCAGATGATGTCCAAGTGTAGATTTGGTAGCCATCAGCGTAGTTGATTTGGGGTGAGCCAGTTGTTGCAGTTGGTGCTGATTGTGTTGCAGGGTAACGAATGATTACGATGCCAGAGCCTCCTGCGCCACCACCACTGCGAGTGCTAGCTACTTGATCGGTGCTGGAACCGCCACCGCCACCACCCCCCGTATTAGCAGTGCCACTATTGCCCCGTTGTGTAGTGTTTGATAGTCCAGAACCACCACCAGCAGTGGCTAGACCAGCAGTGCCACCATTACCACCAGCACCCAAAGTAGAACCAGCACCACCTCCAGCATAAAATACTCTTGATCCAGTAATGGTTGAACAAATTCCCGTCCCGCCACTACCCGCAATTAAAGAACTAGTACAACTTATTCCAACGCTACCAGCACCTCCACCGCCAGAACCAGCATAATAATTAGCATTTGTGCTAGTGTTATTACCACCAGCAAAGCCTTGACCAGATGTTCCAGCCGCTGGCATTCCTGTGGCACTAAAACCACCTCCACCTCCAGAGCCGCCAGTGCCGGGGGAACCGCTATAAGTCGCTCCTCCGCCTCCGCCTATAGAAGTAATACTGCTAAATACAGAGTTTGATCCATTTGCACCACTATTATCAGCACCACTAGCGCCACCAGCACCGCCAGCACCAACAGTAACAGTTAAAGCAGTACCAGCCGCAACAGCAAAACTAGCGGCTTGCAATAAACCACCAGCACCTCCACCACCAACGGCAGAAGCACCCCCACCACCGCCAGCAACCACTAGGTATTCAACGGCAGTAGGTGCGCCACTCAAAGGGTTAAATGTTGCGCTAATGAAACCACCAAGATTTGCACTCATATTGTTATAGACCCACTAGATGTAAATGTGTAAATCGTGTAGCCGTTAGCGGTTGTCTTTGTGCCGTTTGTCACGCTTGCAGCATCAGCAAATGTGCTTGGGTAGCGGATGATGACAATGCCAGAGCCTCCTGCACCAGCGGTATTATTATTACTAGCACCGCCCCCGCCACCTGTGTTTGCAGTTCCTGCACCACCATTTGCGGCTGAAGAAGAATTACCACCGCCACCTACACCGCCATCAACTGTTCCAGAATCAGTACCGCCAGCACCGCCTCCAGCGTATGTGGTCACAGTTCCATTAATGGCAGATGCTATTCCAGCACCACCATTACCACCTCTATTACCAACACTATTTAAGCCAACAGTTCCTGCACCGCCTCCACCGCCTCCACCATAAATGCTTGTTGTGTTACCAGTACCACCAGAATTTCCTTGCCCAGATGTTGCTTGTCCACCAACAAAGAAAACACCTGTAGAACCCCATCCTGCGCCACCGCCAGAACCACCAGCAGAACCAGTGCCACCAGCAGATGCACCAGAAGCATCGCCCCCTTTACCACCTGCTGTAGCGGTTATAGAACCAAATACTGAGTTGTTTCCGTTGTTGTTAAATGCACCACCAGCACCAACAGTTGCCGTAATAGATGAGCCAGTAGCGACATTTAAGATGCCAGTTAACAGACCACCAGCACCTCCACCGCCACGCAATGCACCACCACCACCAGCGACAACTAAATATTCAACCCAAGCAGTCTTTTGCGTACCACTCCAAGCCTTCTGTCTAATTGCTTGGTTTTGTTGTCTAAGTGTAAAAAGACCCGTTGCCATTTTTATCCCTTAGAAAGTAATCGTGCCAGAGGCAACAAATCTGTATACACGCCAAAAGCCTGTGACATAAGTTTCTGGTGAGCCTGTTGTAGATGTAGCAGGTGCTAAGTAAGATGGGTAGCGGATGATTACGATGCCAGAGCCGCCTGCACCGCCAGTTGTATTTATATTTGCAGTTGCACCACCACCACTTCCTGTATTTGCAATTGCAGATGTTGGTAATCCTGTATTTATGCAGCCATTACCACCACCTGCTACACCTAATCCTGCAGAAAGGTTAATAGCTCCACCGCCACCACCACCAGCGTATTGGAAAGCTGATCCACTTATGGACGATGTAGTTCCAGCACCACCACCGCCACCACCATTTGCAGAACCCGCAATACCTACAGATCCAGAGCCTCCACCTCCACCGCCACCATAACCAGAAGCTGATGTAGAACCTGCTCCACCAGCAAACCCTTGACCACTGGTTGCAGAACCTCCAGTGCCGCCAGAAACAAATGAGGAACCGCCACCGCCAGAGCCACCAGTAGCACCATTTTGCAATAATGAATTTGAGATAGCACCGCCACCGCCTCCAGTTGAGGTAATAGCACCAAATACAGAATTACCGCCAGCACCGCCAATTGCTGCGCTAGTTCCTGCAGAGCCGCCAGCTCCTACAGTTACAGTAATGCTAGAACCAATAGTAACGGAGTAGCCTGTGGCAGTTAATAGACCACCTGCACCACCTGCACCACCACCATTACCTGCTCCAGTAGTTCCACCTGTGCCACCCCCACCCCCGCCAGCCACAACAAGATATTCCACCGATGTGACAGGGTAGTTAATGCCGTTACGTCCAGCACTTAAAATTCCACCTACTCTTTTGGACATGATTAGTCCTTATGAGAGTTCTTCGTATGAAATCGTGTAAGCTATTTTTGACGCTGTGCTACTTGTAACAACAACTGACTTGTCTTCTTCAAGATAGAAAGCTGTTGACTTGTCAGAGACAATCAAAGACGCATCTGGTGGGACAGAAACAGTCGATGCCAATGGGTATGAAGTGCCAGAGCCAGCAGCAGCAGTATTCACCGCTACAGTTGTATCAAAAGCACTTGTGCCATCAACATTGGCAGCAATAACCATATTGACTTTAAACACTTTTCCAGATGAAGCAGCATTAGCAAGTAATACATTTGCGGATGTATTTGAGGGCGTTAGATATGTAGTCTTTGCTGTGATTGTTGCAACAGCAACTATATTTGGTGCAGCCATAATATTTTCCTTTGATTAACCACCAAAAACCATTGCCATAGCAATAGCTTTTCCCGTAGATGCGCCACCAAGTGCAGTCAATGCCGCACCTGCCGTAGTTGCGCCTGTGCCACCATTTGCAATTGGAAGAGTACCAGTAACACCTGTTGATAAAGGAAGACCTGTAGCATTAGTTAAAACACCACTCTGAGGTGTTCCAAGAATAGGCGTAGTTAACGTAGGACTAGTTAATGTCTTGTTTGTAAGGGTCTGAGTAGCATCACTTAACACTGCTTTGTCAGCAGGGTATGTAACAAATACATCTTTAGAACCTGCAGCAAAAGATACTTTAGTATCGCTATTGCTAGACTGCAATACAGTAGTCCTGGCAAGCGTCAAACCATCGGCTGACAATGTGCCAAGACCAACTTCCCAATCTGATCCTAGAGATACAGAGTAGTATGTAGTGTTGCTATTCCCAACACCCGCAGAGAATGTTTGGAAACCACTAACAGCACCACCAAGAGCAAAATCAGTTGTGCCTGTTGTGGTAGTAGTTTCCTTTACCCGATCAGCAAGTACAAGTGCCATGATTAACTCAGAGT